ATACCATCTTCAATTTTGTTAGTTTTTTTCTTCATTTTTTTTGTTTTTTTCGTTGTTTATACTTTGTAAAATTAGTTCGTATGCATCTTGTGCTTCAATAAATGCATCTAGTTCGTCATCAAACATAAGGTCAAATTCTTCTGCTGAAATGTAGCGGGGAAATTGTAGTGTTGTTTCCATAAAATTATTTTTTAGTTATAATAATAAATAGTAAAAATAGTTCAAAAATTCAAGCCCAACAAAATTATTCTATAATATTTTTTATAACCTGTTCTAATTTTTCACCAACGCTTTTATAACCAACCATTTCGGGGTGCCTGTTTACAATATCTACACAAGCGTTATGTAGTATTTTCAATTCACCTATGTTTAAGTTTAACATAACGTTTAGGTTGTCTTCACTTTTCTTTAATTTGATGTGTTCCATAAATTTAATTGTTTTTTTGTTTCAACAAAGGTAGGGGTTTTTATATTACGCACAAAATATTTTTTTAAAAAAAAGGTGGGGTATAAACCCCACCAGTCACCACTTAAAAAAAAACCAAGAATTTTTTAATCTAATATTTTACAAATGTCTAAATATTCTTCGTGGGTAATAATACCATTTTCTTTAAACCCTGTAAGAAGCGGCATATAACCCCAACCTGTAAAACCCGAATTTAAAATGTTTTCCACAACCGAAACAGCTTGTTTGTTTTTTAGTGTAATGGAACCACCATTACCTAATTGGTAGGTTTTGGAACCGTCAGCGTGTAATACGTCTTCTAACATACTTTCCCTTTCTAATTCAACTACGAAATTTTTTAACTTTTGCATATATTTTATTTTTTAATTTTTACAAAGGTAGGGGTTTTTAAATTACCCACAAAATTATTTTTTAATATTTTTCAACAAAACTGAAATTTAGTTTTGTTAGGGTATCTAAACAGGTGAAAGTTGTGTTTTCACATATTTCAGTAATACTTTCGTCTTCTACGTTTCGGCTTAAACAACTATGTTCGTTCAAGTAAAAGAATAGTTCATCTTCGTTGTGGAACTCTTCATAACCCCTCATAATACCTTCATATACACCACCTTCAATAACAAAAATAACTTGTGTTTTCCAATTTGTGTTTTCTACTAATATTGTTTTCATATTTTCTATTTTTAATTTTTACAAATGTAATGCTTTATTTAGATACCACAAAATTATTTTTTTTCAGATACCCCCACCTTTTATTGTAAGCAGCGAATAACTTTTCGTTCTGCATATACAAATCAAGTAAAGTGATACCATCACGTTTATAACGTTGAATTACTACTTGGTTGTCATTTTCAAATTGCCTAATTCTAGCAGTAAGTTCACCCAATTCTCTTTCTTGTTGTTTTTTTGTCATAGTTTATTTTTTAATATTGAAATGCTAAATTAGGTAATATTATTAGTCCTGCAAAATACTTTTTAAGAAACTTTCGCCGTGTGTTCCACCACCATTCCAGCGTTTAGTATCTTTTGCCTTATACTTCAAGGTATATTTATACCCTTGTTCTTCCCTTGACCAAAGCGAATATTCAATACGAACTATTTTCACGTGTGAAAAACAAGGAATATTCACTTCAAATACATCACCAACCTTAAATTCACATTTAAGTAAAGCAATTTCGTATTCCAAGTTATTTCTAACACACTTTTCATCGTGCAACAAACTTTGTAGTTCGTTGCATATACCTTGTTGCTTTTGTATAACGTAGCGGTATCCTTCCAAATTGTTTTCTTTTTTTTCTATTGACGCTTCAATATTTTTAAGGTCATTTTCTAATTTTTCCAAGCGGTTTTCCATAGTGTATTTTTTAATAATGAAGAACAAAGGTAGGGGTTTTTATATTACCCACAAAATAAATTAAATATTTTCGTTGAAATAATATTCAAGTTTGAACGAAGCACTAGCTTCTGTATCCATAAGGTAAGACCAAGTCATAAAATCACGGACAACTAACGGGCTATATTCTTTAATAGTATTCCAATTTTCTTCTAACCAATCAGCATAACTATCATTATCAGTTAAAAGGTCTTCTACAAATAAGAACTCACCAATACCAATACGCCCCCTTTCTACTTGGTCTTCTAAAAAGTTTACTAACCTTACTTTCATTTCTTTTGCTAAATTTACTTTTCTCATTGTTATTGTTTTTAATATTGAAGAACAAAGGTAGGGGTTTTTATATTACCCACAAAATTATTTTTTATAAAATTGAAAAAATTTTTGTTTCAATATAAACCTTTAAGTGTTTGCAAATTAGTTCAACCTCTTTCATATTACCATTATTAGGTTCCACCGAACCCCAATAGCTATAAGAGTATACATCTTCGGTTTTGTCCTTATAGGAACTAACCTTTACACGAACATAATTTACTTCTTCACCTAAATTGTTTTTTCTTTCGTAATTTAATAATTGAACTTCGTGGTTCAGTAAGAATTCCCTGTAAGTCATAGTTTTTGTTTTAATATTGAAGAACAAAGGTAAGGGGAATATTTTTACTGGCAAAAAATATTTTTATTTTTTTTTTTCGCATAAAAAAAGGGGGGCAGAAATACCCCCCGAACTAAAAAATAAAGTGTAAGGGAAAAATAACAAAGGTTCTGCAAGAAAAAATGGAAGCATAAAACCCTTACACTAATAAATATATTATAAGTAAAAAAAAGTTAAAATTATTTTGTAAAATAATTTTAAGGAACCGGTGTAGCGGTAGGGGTAATACTAGGTGTTGGTGTAAGTGTTCTTGTAGGTGTAGGGGTAGGCGTTTTAGTTGCAGTTATTGTTGGTGTTAAACTTATTGTTGGTGTTAAACTTGGGGTTGGTAAGTCAGCATTAGCGATACTAATAACCAAACTATCTGTTGGTAATAATATTGGAATTTGCACTGCCGCAATTCCACAACTATAAGATAATGCCGAAAACAAAGAACCATTTACATAAACTTCTAGCTGAACATCACCCGTTTTTATGAAAAACTGAATAGTTCCAAATTGGGAACCACCACCATTATTTATTTCTGTATTTGACCCTGTAATAGTTTGGTTAGGGTATAACGGCAATGTTCCACCTGTAATAGTGAAAACCCCGAAGCTTGAACTTGTAGAACTTATTTTAGTAATTACAGCACCAGCTGAATTATTGGTAATTGAAAAACTCATTTTATTTGTATTTTAATTTTTTATATTTTATCATTTTATATTTACGCCTTACTATATTTAGGGTGTTTTTCTGGTAGCAAATCAAAATCCGTTGTGTAATTTTTGTTTTCAGGTCTACCATTTTTTAGTAAATATAGAAAAGCGTTTACACGAGCATAAGCCCACTGCTCGGCTGACTGAACTTTCGGTGAGTGAGAAACATTATAAGCCCCTAACCCCCTTTGAAAAACCGATTTAAGTGAACCTAATGTAGCCCTACCATTTTTAGTGTTAGTATCCCTTTCGTTAAATTCATCTACTTTTTTTTGTAAAGTTTTTTCTTGTTCTACACTTACTTTCGCACCACGTTTACCACTAGCATCACCCTTTGCGGTTCCTTCGCCCTGTGGTTCAGGGTTAGGTGTATCACTTTTAGGTGCTTTATCTGTTTTTCTTATACCACCCCTAGGCCCAATTTCAGCAAATTCAACAGGTTCAATTAAAAGGTTATCTTCACCTAAAACAATAGTTTCATTTGGAACAACAACCTTACTGGCACACTGAGCGTAAGCATTTTTATAATCTATACCTTGGGCTTTTTTCTTCGTAATACAAGCACCCAAGTTAGTATCAGGCGGAACTTCTGCAAAGTCCTCACCAATTTTTCTCCAATACTTATAATATTCGTTGAAAGATGTAAGACAATAACCCAAACGTTCTTTAATTTCCCCGAATTGTGATTTCATTTTGGGGTGGTTAGAACAACGTTTAAGGTATTGACCTCTATTTTCGGCTTTTTTTGGAACTAAAACGAATATATCTTCTTTCATTTCAGTTTTTTTATCAGCATAAGAAACACAAACAGCGTATCTTTGTGCGTTATCAGGGTATTCTTCACTAACTTCACCCATACATCTTTGTATGAAAGCATCCCTTGTTTCATCTTTTCTTCTTGGTGCTGGCATTATAAACTATTTTTCAACCTTTTATTTTCATTATGTAATTCATCAACCTTCCTTTCTAATTCCTGAATTTTAATATTTAACTCGTGTATTTCCTGTTTCAAGTCATCAATGATATTCTTGTATAGGTTCACAGCTAATTCCAAATTACGTAGAACTTGGTTATCAGTATCCGCCTGTTGTTTTTTTCTTCCAACAAACCAGGCAGCAACTGCGGTAAAAGTATTTGATAATAATAATAGTAATTCGTTATTCATAATTAAAAGCCGCAGCAGGCGTAAGTTGGGTCGCTATAAATTGGTAAACCATAATTTCTTGAAATATCCCAAGGGGTTCCCCACTGATAATTTCCATTAGGTAAGTGGACTCCCGAAAAATAGTTCTTCCCAAGGTGAGGAAAAAGACCTTGGTTTGAAGTGTAGTTATAAACTAATGGGTATAAACCTGAATTGAATATAAGTTCTTCAATCATTCTACGCTCAAAAAACTGGCTTCTATCATCTGCCCTCGTTTGCATATACTGCATTTCCTTAATCGTGACCGTATTTTCTGCACCATTTACGATACCATTATTTTTAATTCTCATAAAAATACTAGGGAGAGCCTCAGCGTAAGACGCCCAGATGAGTAAAGGTTGAACGAAGTAAGTAAGGAAGTTATAATCAGTAGTATTGGAACTGATAGTTCCACCTGAAACTTGTGTCAATAAACTACGATAGTAGGGTGCTCCGATAATATATTCTAATCGGGTTTGCTGAACGACACCTACGAAAGGTAAGAGAACACTTGTGCTAACGTTAGGGTCTATGTCTGTAAAATTTTTCAGCTTATTTTCGCTGATAAGCAAGACGTTCTGTGGAATTAAACCTGGACTACTCATTATTCGTTGTTATGTTTTCATTTTTATCTACACCAACTACTTCATCTTTCGTAATATCAATAGTTTCAGTAGGTGCTTTGTCTGGTTGGGAAACCATTACGAATTGTTGTATTTCAATAACTGCCGGTTGGAAATCACGTAATAACAATAACTTCTCAAATACCTTTTTGATTTCAGTTTGGATAGGCTTTATGACTAAATGTTGGAAGTGGTCTTGTGCTTCCAAATGGTCAGGTGTCCCCAAACCACCAGGGGTAATAATCCCAAGAAGTTCAGGTGAACTGATTTGGTGACCGGTAAGGATAGCCTGTTGAACTGCCGCAGCCATTTCCAACCACATCTTATCACTTGAATTAGAAGTAATTTGCGTCACTTCGGGTGCTTGGTCTTTTGAGTCACTAAACGTCAAAAAGAGCTTACCTGCGTTATTTGACGAACCATATTTAGCCGTCATATTATTAAAGATTTGTTCTCTTTCTTCGGGTGGTGGGATACCATTATTTAGGGAAACAAATAAAGAAGGTTGTAGGTTGTTGCAAATATTATTAAACCACCAATTATACACCTCTATTTCAGTCGCCACAGCAGTCGCAGACCCCCAATATGAAGGAGTTGCGTAGTAGTTATTCCCCGCAGAGTGGGTGGTGTAATAAAACACCTGTGATGGTTCTTCTGTTTGTGGGCTAAATGCTGGCAGTTTTCTTGGAACGAACTTTTTAGGATACGCCCAATCCGCAGAATAGTAGTAGTTTTGTATTTTGTCATTCAAATCACTCTTTTCTGCACGTATTTTGGAAGCATCCATATAATAAAGTTCAAAACCAGCGTCCCTGTCTTTTCTCCAAACCACATTTAATGCGAATGCTCCGTATAAAATGAAGTCCAAAGTAGCTTTCTGCCAAACATCATATAGGCTTTCACCAAGGCTGTTTACCATTACTAAACGTTTGTCTTCACCACCTTCTAACGTAATGTTTTCACCCCTTACACCATACCATTTAGATTGAACCGAAGCACGATGTGTCGGTGAACTATTGTATAACCTAATAAGTTCTTGGGGTGCCATATTGGCAATCCCATAGTAGACCCACGGGGTTCTTGTATTGATTATAAGGTTTTCCTCAATGATGGGAACGTTGGCTACTGCAAAGTCAAATATTTTCAGTAAATCGTTATTCTGTGTTTGTTCCATAATTATAAATATATTTTTTTACACCGAAATTATTGTATGTGTTGTTTGTTTTTTATTTTACCCATTTTAACAACTTGAAAAAGTGCCACCAACGTTCATTTGGTTCATAATTTCTAACCTACTTGGGGTTGTAGTTCCATTACCACCAATATAGTTAGCTAACCACATATCAGGTGCAGGAATTGTGAATGCCGCATCTAACCAGTAAGTATCCGTAGGTTGTATACAAGGGAAACAATTTACAACAGGGAAACAACCCGCACATTGACCTATGCCACCACCAATATTCACATAAACAATAAAGGTATTACCCAAAGCTAGATTACTACAAGCTGCACCGAAAGTTGAACCTGAACCAACAATAAATGCATTATATGGTATTGTAGGGGTAGAACTTGGTGTTGGTGTCAAGGTTGGGGTAATACTTGGTGTAATAGTATTAGTAGGTGTTATTGTAGGTGTAGTTGTGTTTGTAGGGGTAATTGAAGGTGTTATGGTTGGCGTTAAAGTAGGTGTAGGGGTAGGCGTAGGTGAAGCAGAAGTTGGGGTAATGCTTGGTGTTATATTCGGTGTAGGGTTCGGTTCATTTGGTGCGAATATAATATTACTATCAAATTCATCATTACTAATGAATATTTCGTATTGGCTATCTTGTGTGATTGCTGACTGAACTATAATTTGTGCTTCCCCATTTTCAACAACATTAGTTGCTAACGCAGGGTCTAAATTACCACTACCGGCAGGTTGCTCTGAAATGGTATAAAGGTATTGACCTGAATATGGAAAGTTGATTTCGCCAACACCAGAACCTTCCACAAAATAAAATTCATCATACCTACTTTTATGTGTTGAAACATCAAGTGGTATGAAGCTTAACCTTTCTTTTGAGAATATATGCACGAAAGAAAAAAGGTATTCGGGGTTGGTGAGTTCGCTGTTCTGGCTGACCGTCACCACCATATAGTTTGGTTGGTTTGTTTTAATTATCAACATATAGGCTCAATAAAAATAGGCTGAATAAAATAAAAACACAAGGGGTTTTTTAAACCCCTTATGTTTCATTATAGTTTTTAGCATCCACAGCTTCCAGCTGTAATACCTTGAACCACCGAAGTAAGCGAACCAGAAAGTTCGTTCATAGGATTTGGTTCTAGATATTGGAAGGTCATATTGTATCCATTTTGGTCACCCAAAGCCTTACCAGTCACAGAAGTTCCTGCACTGATGAAACAGCCGTAAGTTTGACCCAAGTAGAAATATGAACCATTATTATCTTCAATCACAAGAGCTAATCTTTGTGATTGTGCTAGCGTTTTGAGGATATTACGTTTAGCTTGTTCTAATTTAGAGAAATAAGTCACCACTTCACCTTGGTAGAAGACAGTCCCGTTTTCTAATGACGCATTGACAGTTTCTGTGTGCTGACTTGAAGTTCTAATTAGTTCAAAACAATAAAACTCACCTGAACCTGATATTTGTGTAATTGTGTCCCCTGTTGATTGTGTGATTGAAGCAATGTTGCAATAATCAGTAATCCATAAGGTTTTCAATCCACCCACATTATCACGACAGCCGAGGGTAATACCACTTGTTAAATTACAAGACATTTTTATATTATTATGTTTCTAGTTTATGTTTGTTGAAGAAGTGGGGGTTTCCCCCCACCACCTCAAATATTATTATAATCCGTTAGTCACGAAAAATTGTGGGAAAGCGACAGCTGTCCCTAATTTCCAAGCACTCATTATTCTGACTTCTTGGAAGTCCTGCGACCACCACGCTCTAAAGCTGTCTTCGTCTGAGGTCAAATCCGTCCCAACGAGCATATATTGCATCGGACCAATTACAATTAGGTTAGAACCATTCAACCCTGGAACACCTACAACTTTATAGTTTGATTGAGGATGGAACACTTCGTAAACTTGACCTAATGTAGGTTCTGTAAAGTGGAAGTTGTTGACATTTCTCAATGCAGTCATATAACACTTGAATTGTTGTTGAGACATATAAATAATGATATCATCTCTATCATATACGTTTCTGTCTAACGCATCAATTAGGTTATCTACTTGTTCTAAAATTCTGTAAGCTTTTTCTTGTGTTGAAGAACCAGTTATAGAACATAATGCAGTTTGTCCAGTCAATTCAACTACCGAAGGGTTGTTGCTTAAGATTTGAATAAAACCACTAAAAGAAGAAGAACCTGATTGTGCATTCCATAATAGGTCTTCGTTATATCTTTTAATTTGACGTGTTTGGAGGTCAATGATAGATTGCTCAAATGGTGCATTTTCGTTATATGAACCAGCGC